CGAGAAACCGCTAAAATAGCCCATTTCTAATATGGAACTGATTGACCGTATTGCTTTTGTCTATTTCTACGCTGAATTTATATTTATTGTTTGTTGTCCCTTTTTGTTGGCTAGACAAATTACCATTTATTTTGGATTAAATAAGATATTTATTTTATTCCATATTTGGTGTTTAATTTGTTTATTTTACCACATTAAGTTTTATTTAAACGGCACAGTTAATATATTCAGTTTGGGATACGACTACGCATTTCAACGCTTAATCAATTAGGAATGTTTATGACCATTTGTTCTTGGTTATATAATAGTGTAATCTTACTGTTTGTCAGAGCAGTGAGCCTACCACTACAATGTCCTGCCGAGTTTGGCATGGAAATTGAATATGTGTATCTGACTAGTGCTGACCGTTTCCAAAGGTTCTTTGGATTAGTTAACACTACATGCTCCTATCGTCATAATCATCAGGTTCTGTTGTGTGATCTTACAAGATCTATGTATGGTTATCAATCCACGTTTGAGACGCGCTTTGATAGCTGCACATATTTCTACTCAGAACAAGATGATATTGAAGGTATTGAAAACTGCGTGTTTGCTTTTACTTTATTTGCATCTATTTTTACTGTTTTCATTATTCTTTGTAGTTTGTTGCCTAGATGTTATAAGATTGTTAAATATATTTACAATTTTTTAACACATTATTTATATGTAACATATGAATTATTCACATTATGTGTTAATGCATATTATTCACCTATTGATAATGGTTTTCTTACAACTTACATAAGTTTATTGATGTACCTTACCAAACAGCCAAAATTTGCTGCATGCACAATGCGTAGTACTTTTAATAAGCTCATCAACATTAAATCTGGCGCTGCCTCCAATCATACTCATCCGAATGCTGCCATGGACCGCAATAATTCATCAACTTTTATTGATTTATTTGCACGTGTCATTGGTACCAATGCATATTATTTGCAAAGGTCAGCCGCTGATGTTAGGAATGGACGGGACGGTGCTAGATCTTACCATTGGGCAAAAGATTTTACAGCTGAAGGTAAATTATTCAACCCTAAACAAGATGATTTGATATCAATTGTTGACGTAGACATGTATTTGGACATGCCGCGTTTGTTGAGTAATTATCCTCAAATGTACATTATAAGTACATTTCAGCCAGAATCTGTGTCCTGTGATGCTGGAGAGTTTGTTTTTACATTTGATGAACACAATAATGTCATTTACAATGTTTCGGGCGGTGCTAAATATATGCATCCTGTTTGGAATTATGGTAATGATATTATAATGTCTCGTAGATTGACTTGGTATGGAATGTATTGTTATACTGTTTATAATATTGATAGACGTAAAACATCATCTCATCATGAGTTAATCTTCTTGACGCCTGTTAAATCAGTTAACTCATGGTTGATACCTATAGGTGACTATTTGCAGGCTCAGATGTTAAGACGATTAGAAGTTGTTACTAAGATTGAAAACGAAAACTTTTTACGTTTGAAAATCATGAAGAAGGACGGAATGTATACTTCTACTGGACGGCCATATTCTTTGGCATGTACGACAATGAAATCAGTCAATGGTGATAGAATTGC